GTAACAGGCCTGCTGCATAATATCCTTAAATATCCTCTACATACCCCTCTTAGCGCTGAAAATCCATGATTTGCGGCACTACAAAGAGGATGTAGGTTGAGGTAAGTTGAAAGCAGGTTTAAACCAAAGCATTAGCGCAAGATGAATCACTACCCTCCGAGGTTTTGAGTTGTTTTGCGCTAATTTTTTGCCCCAAGCATGCCCCATTGCCCCATCAAACCACCCTGTCGTCTTCGATCACGCTGTTGATGAAGAACGTTACCCTGCCCATAACTTCCACCTCTTCCGCCGCCGCTCCCTCGCACGCTTCGCCATCATCCGTGATTAACGCTCTCCCCATGACCCGAGCAAACTGAGTCCGGCCGCCGGACAAAATCAGCAGAACCTGATTCTGTACCAGTCTGGTGCACGGCTCGATAACTGCGAACCCTGATGACGTTTCCAGGATGCGGCTGTCGATACCAATACCGCATATCGTCTCAGGACAGAGCCTGCGCTCTACATAGTCGGTTGCTGGCGACGGGAACCCCATTACACGACCCTCCCCATGTTGCGCATCATCCAGAGACGGTTCTGGCTGTCGTCCGGCGTCTTGTCGACGAAGAACTCCTGATAACGCTCTATCCAGTCATTGGCGTCGTCCGGCGTGAAATGCCAGTTCCTGGCGCGCAGCTCCCGGATGAAGTCATTCGTGTGAAGGCACTGATACCCTTTGGGGTTTAGCTGTATTGCAGCGACAAATGCGCTGTGAATGTCTAATTTGCGGGGCATGATCTGCACTCCTTTTACTGTTTTTGTATACAGTAGTTTTAAAGAGAGTGCAGATCAATGCGGCGACGCCTATCAATACCCAGCACTGGATGGTCAGTTAGCGTCGAAGATCCGGTATACCGCCCGTCCGGTCAGTGTATCCCCTGCTACGACGGGATAATTGGGACCGGTGTAGTCGAAGTACCCTTTGTTATACTCATCAGAGTTCTGAATCCATGTGTTTCTGTTTGGTTTATCCCAACCATCAACAACTTCAACCTCAGCACCCCAGCCATTAGGTCCGGTGTATTTGATGATATTGGATTTGGTGTACGTGATCGGGAATCCTGTTGTGCTGATATCCTCTTCATCGTACATCGGGCTGCGATAAGCCTTAGTGGTAACCAGTGTGGTGCCATCTGCATCCAGGCGCACGATCGGGAACATGTTAAAGAAAGCGATTTGCAGAGTGATATTCGCAGCGAATACAACGTGACTAAAAAGCTCAAACTTTCCGTCCTCATACACCCAACGGCGATATGCTGTTGCGCGCACGTTACGCACCGGATTATCAACCTCTAAAAGTTCAGACTTCTGGATGATCTCAAACCGACTACATTTAAAATTACCCACATAATCATTGGCGAGTATCTTGCCGTCAGCAAACATCGTGACACTTACGGCCTGGTCATCACCGTGCCGCCACCCCCCCATGTAATCACTTTTCCCTGCCTCCATAACCGCGCATTCAAACTCACCAGTTGAACAGATAAGCGTGCCAGTCGAAAACCCAAACTCCCCAAACGCCCTGATGACCTCGTGGACTGAGTTAATGCGCCACACATCTGAACGGGTATCCAGGTTCTCACGGCGATCCATATGATAGCGGATGTATTTATCTGAGCCGTTCTGCGTTGTTTTCATGATTATGTTCATGAATGTGGCAGATGTCTTCTGGATGACGATTTTGGTGTCATCAGGAACAGCACCGCCAGCAGAAGCAAAGCGATAATGACCAAATGTTGCCCCGTCCTTTCCGGTGCTACCAAACAGAATATATTTATCAGCAGACATCCAGCCCGCCGTGGAGTTGGATGCGATGGCCTCAACCACGGGCACGTACTGATTGCTGCTGTTCTTGCTGCCATTGGTAAAGTCGACAACCAGACCCTGCCCTGGCGCAACCTGCACATCTGTTACTGCGGCAATTTCATACTCGTAATTCCCGTTATTTCGTTCAATATATGAGCGACCGACGCCAGTGGAAATCGTGTAGTTTGCACCAGATAACGTTGAGGATGTTATTATCCCGGAGACAACTCGCCGGGTATTTTTGTTATTACTCGCTGTCAGAAGGCGTTGCGCCAGAACGCCAAATGCGTACCCTGCCGTATAGTTACCTACCAGTATCATCAGCCGGCCATACACCGCATTAACTATGACAGAATCAATCGCCGCTGACTGGACTGCGTAAGGGAGGGAGCTATCAAGGTCGATGTACAGGGCCTGCCCGACAGGGACCGTTACATCGCTAACATCCTGTACCGATGTAGGGCCAGTAGTCCCGGTGTAAAGACGCAATTGTGACCAGGACACGAGCAGTGAGTTATCCGGGTTCTTTTTATATGAGAATGATGACCCGGTTACGGTGAACATCGCGCGGCCGAGTTCATAGCTCTTAATTTTTTCCCACAACCCACCGTTCTGCACATAGGGACCACCGGTGGCTGGCGCCTGCGGGACATAGCCAACTGCCGAGGAAGGGATCGCAAAGATGAATTTATACTCTTCACCTACCGAAACATTACTCCCTGCATGAGATACGATGGAGTAAGTTACTGTCACGCTGGTCGCTGTTGTGGTGACTGAAACCACCCTCATTACTGTGCGCTTTGCGCTGTTAATTTTCCCATAGGCCAGAAGAACACTTCCGGGCTGCAGCAGCGCAATGATGCCATCCAGATCGCGGCCATTTTTATCCGTCTGATGGAAAGTTACGGAGGTCGATGTCGCCAGGTAGCCTGTAGGGCACGAGAACTCACCCGCTGCGGGTGTGGTGTTGTTAGCGGATAACCCCCAGTAACCAAAATCAGTTACCACACCATTGCCGGAAGCCTGTGCAATCTGGCTGGACAACTCTGCGTTGAGTTGAGCCTGTGTTTTGCCAGGCCCCACCCCCACCAGAGCAGCCCCTCCAGGACTTGCTAAGTTATTACGCAGCGCACCATCACCAACGCTGACCCATCCCCCTGGCCCCTGAGGTGTCGGCGTGGATCCCGGAGGTACAACTTTGCCACCAACAGGAAATGCACCATCCCAGCGGAAGTACTCCATGGTTGGCAGATTTCGCAGCACCTGATTCGGTAGCGTTAACGTGGCGCCAGCCTGGAAGGAATCAAGCGTGATATAACCTAATGAGGTTATCGCGTTTTCTGCCAGCTTCTCGATGCCATACCAGCTGCGGCGATCTTTCCCAAGACGGTCTTTCCAGAGCGCCTGGGTAATACTGTTTAAAGCAAAATCCAGGTTCTGTGCGTTATCAAAAAGGTCTTTCGGGTCCATTGACCCTATCGGATTATTAGTGGCGTATGTGGTCATGCTCGCTCCGGGCATAAAAAAACCCGCCGAAGCGGGTCATAAAATATTGAAGTGCTGTTAAGCGACATCGCCGGGGTAAGAGGCGTCGTCATAGGCATACTTGCCCGGGTGGTACTGAATGGCGGTGACCTGGCTGATCCCGTCGTTACCCGGCGTAATTTCCCCAACCAGTGCGTCATACGGGACACGGACGGACGAACAGAACAGCAGCCGCGGCGGCTCGATGTACGGGTCGTTCATCGCCCACACTTCCGGCTCCAGCGCTGCGCTGTAAGGCACAGAGAGGGTGAAGTCGTCAATTCGGGTCGGCACCACCATTGCCGACGCACGGCCGTCCTGGTGGCGGATAATCACGCGAGGGTTCTGGAACGACCAGTCCGGCGCCTCACTGAGCGTCATGGTGATTTTGCTGCTGTCATACTTCATATCGGTAATCAGGCAACTCAGTGTCTGTCCACCGGGGATATCGTCAGCCATTACAATACGATCCATGAACTCGTAGCAGAGCGCATCCATCTCGGTTGAGGTAGTGTGCTGTAGTCGCTGCAGCTGGTAGCCCAATAACCGGCGCATGCCGATGCGATAAGCACGGTCCTCATCAAGAACGCCGTCCAGCGTGTAGCTCTCAATTTTCAACGGGGTGGGGTTGCCAGGCTGGCGACACTGCACGGTTTCCTCTGCCCAGGTTGTGCCGTTGATATAGGTCACGTCCACGCCGTCGTAATCGTCCTGCGACGGGGCTTTGAACGCGGTCTGCAGTTCCTCGGTGGTTTCCTGCGGGGTGATCATGCCGACCCAGGGCTTAATCCCTTCCCTGCCGGCAGAGGCCAGCCCATCCGACAACAGGAAGTATCCCATCCCGGCGTTGGTGATTTTCTGCAGCACCTCGAGCGCTGATTTACTCTCACCGCTGGCCCAGTCAAACTTTTCGCCGCGGGGGGTCCAGTAAGTTTGCTCCAGCGCGTTAATCGCCGCCGTGTCAATCTGGCTGGCGGTGAACCCCAGCGACTCCAGTACGTGGTACAGCGCGCCGCTGATGCTCCGTGCCGGTCTGCCGCCGCTGTAAATCCGCGTTGGCGTAACACTTATCCGGCGATCGGACATGGCCGCCAGGCGGTTACCTGTGCGCACTGTCAGCGCCATGGTGGTGACGCCCTCGTACTTCGTGGGACGTTTGCTCAGCCGTGAGCGCAGCGCCTGCCAGAACACCTGGTCACGTGTGCTGCCGCCCTTGACCGGCTCGGTGCGGCGCATGCGGATCTCATACTGCCCGGGAGACACGTTGTAGCGGTGCGTAAACCCGATCTGGTTTTCGGTGCTGCGGGAATAGAACGGTGATTGTTGAGACCAGGTAGTGGTGCCCACCTTGCGATACTGGATCACCAGGCGTACCGGCATGGAGCGCTTGTTTCCTTTGTCGGTGTAACGCACCAGGCCGCTCTGGAAGTTGATGTTCACTTCGAAAGCGTCCAGTGTTTCGCCATCCGGGCAGGCCAGGAAAGGTCCCACCCACTCATAGTCATCGCTGACACCCGTCACGGTGGCATCCAGCAGCGTGCGCTCGGTGAATCCAGGCCAGGATGGGTCAGGAGTCGTAATAGTCTCACCTGCCGGGCCAGTGGTGACCGTTATCCGCTCAACCGTGACCGTCTGGCTGTCGATAGCCGTTATGCGGAACTGATTTCCGGCCAGCCCCAGAGAGAAACGCTGAATGCCCTCCGGCAGTCCGGTGAACGGCGTGCCAGCGGCGCTGTTGTAGGCCAGCGTGATGTGCGCCCTGACTTCCGCCGTGCCGCCCGCTGATTTCACGCCCGCCGTATTGACTGGCGCATCACCAAACGCAGCAGCTGGTAGCGGACTGTTGGTGATGGATCCGCCAGCGAACGGGCTGCTGGCCTCACCGATTTCGAGACGCCCACTGTTATCGCGGGCGACCAGGCCTGAGCCTGAGAGCTGCGACGTGATGGAGGACACCAGACCAGACATAGTGACGTAGTTGGTTACCAGAGATACCGGGTAAGTGGTGCCCTGCCAGCTGATGCTGAACGTCACAGGCGCGGTGCTGAAATCGTAGGTAGTCGGCGCGGCGCTGGCAGTTATGGTTGCGGCACTCCCACCCACCCCCGGCACCGCCGGAACGCCCGGGGCATAACTGGCGATCACAAGGTCGTAGTCGTTACCGTTATAGTTCAGCGTCACCGGCATTCCGACATAAGGTGCAAGTTCGTCTATGCCGCCATAAATGACGCTGTAACCGCCGGAGGACACAACGGTATAGGAGTTTGGTGCCAGCACGGTGATCACCGTTCCGACTGTCCAGGACGGAGGGATTTCCTCATCCCCACCGGATGCCGATACGTCAACCAGGGTGATGGTGTTGCCGGACACGACCAGCGCATCCGCGATGATACTCACTGTTTCCGGGCCGCTTGAACCCAGGTCCAGCCCGGCGGTACCGGAACCTGTATTTCCCACCTCAGGTGAGTTGAACCAGTTTTCGGTGCGCGCGTCGCCGGATACCGTAGCGCCAGGCGGATAGAGGGTGTAACGCACGTCGGTACCGAACGCGGAGATCGGCGTGTTGCCAATTTTGATATCGGACTGGTTAATCACCATGTCGCCGACACCCACGCACAGGAACATGCTGGTTTCCATGCTGGTCTCGTTGACGAACCGGCTTACCGGCTGCATCACGTAATCAGGCCAGACCCGGTATTTTCCAAAGATTTCCCGGATAGGATCACCCAGTTTCGCCGCGTTCGCTTTGGCCGGGTTGAGGTCAATCTGATCTGCGCTCGCCGCCTGCGCGCCACTGCCGCCGGGCTGAGACATCGTACTCATCATGTAGATGCTGTACGCCGCAGAAGCGACAGCTACGCTGACTGCAACCCAGAGCGCGATTTCAACACCGGTACCGTAGGGAACCGGGTAAATCCTGACGTCGGTTTCACGTTTGATGACACACAGCGGCCACTCTGCTGGCGGAACGGGTAAGCCGTCGATTTCTACCGCGACAGGGTGCTGCTGATCCGGCGTCCAGCCCTGCACGTTCTGCGCAAACCAGGCGCTGAGGGTCATGGTCTCGTGTTGGTGAGTTTCCAGCGGCTCACCCTGCAACCGGGAGGGGTAGATTCGTATCGTCACTGATAATACTCCACGCGGACAAAGCGGCGCGCAAACCGCGCCAGCGGCAGGAAGGTCACATTAGTGCGGGGATTGCATTCTGCGGCGCACAACTGGCCGTCAATCTCGACCACGATGGCAACGTGCGTCACCACTGAACCGGAATAACAGGCAATGCCCGCGCCCGGCGCAGGTTCGCAACGCTGCAGGTCAGCCATCAGCCCGCGCGCCTCCCGATCCAGGCCGTTATCATCTTTCGTGACCCCGGCGAAATCAGGCCATGGCGCCAGGCCAAGGTCGCGCCTGATTTCATTGACGATGCCAAAGCAGTCCAACGCGGGGTAAACGCGGCCGCCCTTCTGCCACTCGACAGAACGGTATTTATCAGGATTGAACATGGTGGTTTCCTACTGGAGGTAACGAAGTCCCGGGAAGTTCGGCAGCGTGTAGCGGTAGCGAGGCCACGCAGTTTTCAGGATATTCAGGAACCCGGCAGTGATTTGTACCTCGGTCGCCTTCCAGTACCCGTCCTTAATCTGCAGAACGATGGGTGGTGACGCCGGATAGCTCAGGTCGGTGGATACGTACTGCCGCATTATCAGCGTGCCGTTGTTCAGGTTAGCCAGGGCGTTCCGTATTGCAGTGGACACGATGCCGTCTATGTTACTGATGGCGAATTGCAGATCCTGCGTACCGTCACTATTTCTGGCGGGAAGTGCGACGACCATAGCTGCCGCCTGGAATGTCACTGTTGCCCCCGCCTCTGTAACCGCAGTGATATCCTCGAAGTTTTCAACCAGCCAGTAATTCTGGCCGCCGACGGTGATCTGCAGCGTGTTGAAAAGGATTTCACTGCCGCCGCTGGCGTATAGCCTGTTCAGGATTGGACTGGTCATGCTTCCGGCCACTCCTTGTTAAGCGCGTAATCGATAATGCTCTGCCCGACGATAAATTCAGGGAAGTTACCCCAGCCAGGCGGCAGGATTGGTCGCTCCCACAACTCAAGAGTTGCCGTGAATTTCCAGAACCCCAACCCGTACAGCACCGGCCCGTCGTAGATATCCTTAAACCGGCAAACGTAGTCTCCAACCCCCATCGGCGTACGCATGCGCATGTTGAACCACGCCGCCCCGTCAGTGATCACATCCCTGAACCACGCTTCAAACAACTGCGCCTGGGCATCATTAAACACCCACGACACACCCGCCTCAGTCGGAACTGAAGTGTATTTGCGACGCTGTCGCGTGCGGCCGGAGGTCATGGTGGATCGCTGGAGTGGGCTTATTGGGGTGAATCCATGCCCGGAACGCTGGGGCATCGGCAGGTACTGGTGCGGGAAATCAATGGTACTGCTGATCCCCATGGTAACTCCTTATGTGAGGCGTTGACTGGTGTTGAAGTTATTGGTCAGCGCATTGGAAAGCTTACCTTTGCCGCTGGCGACATCGCTGACGGCCATGGCATAGCCCTGCTGCGCCCCGCGCTTAACCGCCGCCTCAAGCATGGCAAGCGTCTGCTCCGTCGGATCACCGTTAACCTGAATGACCGGGCTGTAATTGAATGCCCCGCCACCGCCGCCAATATCTCGGTTACTGATGACGCGACCGTTATCGCCGGGGATCATGTACTGGCTGCCATTGCTGGCTTTGAAAATCTCAGGCTTGCCACCCTCGCCCACACGGTACATGGAGCTGGCCGATACTGGGCCGCCGTGTTCGCGCCCGCCACCATATGACATTGCGCCAATAGATGAGATCACCTGGCCGCCAGCTGCGGCGACCTGCGCCATTGCTGCCATGTTCCAGGGGAATGGCCCGGAGGCCATGGCGTTTGAGAGTGCAAGCTGAAGGTTCAGAGTTGACTGAGCAACCGCAAAGGCTTTGCTGATAGCGAACAGTGTCTTGTAAGCGGCATTGCTTTCGCCGGCGCTTTTGGACACGATTTCAGCCAGTCCAGAGAATCCCTCACCTATCCCGCCAAGCAGCATGTTCATCACGTCAACCTGACGCTTTGCCTCCTGCTGTGCAATGCTGATGCGGTCGTTTGATGCCTGCCTCGCGATGGCTGTCTTTCCGTCCTCATACTGCTGAGCGTTAATCACACCCAGCTCCTGGTATTTAGCCAGAGCTTCGAGTTTGCGCTGCTCTTCCTCGTTTACCTGCGCGGCTGGATCCTGCGCTTCGCCTGTGTAGGGATCGCGTTGTACTTTTGAGGCTGCCACCTCTTGGTTGATAAACCGTGAGGCCTGCTCCGCCTGCTGACGCATCTTCAGGGCATTGGCAACATCCCATGTTCTGGCGGCATATTCCCTTGCCTCTTTAATCTGAGCCTGGTTAGCTGCGCTTCCCAGTGATTGTTCGGCCCTTAGCATGGCCTGCTCACGACTCAAATCATTGGTCGACTCGGCAGCCAGTTCAGATTGCTGTTTCAGATTCGCCAGTTTCTGAGCAATGGATTCTGCCTGCGATGCGGAGGTTTTACCCTCTTTGTTGCTCTCTTTCCGAGCCTCAGTAACCCGATAAGTTTCTGCGTATTCATCCTGAAGGGCTTTGATGCGTTTTTGGTCGGTTATGCCAGCGTCTGCTGCATCATATTGAGCCTGAAGCCTCGCTCTGGCTTCACCTTCCAGCTTGGCTAGCGCCAGGCGTCGCTCTGAGTTTTTGACCAGTTTTGATGTAGCTGCGTCGTCACCCTTGGTGCTTGGGGCGTTGAATTGGTTATTGTCTGCGTCCTTTGACGCCTTAGCGCGAATGTGGGCAATCTCACCTTCAACTTGTTTGAGTTGAAAAGCAGCTTGAGCCCTACGCTGTTGGAATATAGTGTCTGACTCATACCAGCGCTGACCATCTTTAATCTCTTCATTTAGTTCCTGCTGAAGCTTAATCAGCTTCGGCATACGGGATGAATCGCCAGCGTTATTGTTGTAATAGTTAAGGTTGTCAGCGACGCTCTGCATTAAACCAGCAAGAGTTGAGGTAAGTCCGATTGCTTGGTTGAGATCATTGATTGCGTTTCTAAATGCAACATCCAGACTATTTTTAGCTCGGTCAACGTTGACCGGCATTTTTTCAAATTCTTCATTCACGGATTGTGATTGTTTTTGAATAGCATTCAGAGCATCTTGCGCAGTGAGCTTTCCTTCCAGCATTCTTTGCCTTAGCTGATCGGTAGAAATACCAAGACCTGCCGCAATTTGCCTAGCCAATTCAGGCATCTGCTCCAAGATGGAATTAAATTCCTCCGCTCGAACGATACCTCCAGAAATGGATTGCCCAAACTGACGAAGCGCATTCGCCATTTCCTCTGTTGAAGACCCGCCAATAGTGCCAATTTGTTGCAGCGTAGACGTTAGTTTTAGGATTTGTGATTTGGTCGCCCCAGTTTCTTTTAGGGAGGTAGTCAATGACTCCCATAGTCGTTCAGTTTCAGAAAGGCTGTTTCCGGTCTGGGATGCAATAGCCGACAGAGCATTCATTGTTTCACGCGCCGCATCAATGCTCGGGCTTAGCCTGGCAATCCTAGCTTCCAGCGTGACCATTTCATCGCCGATTGCGATCAATCTTTTAGCTGCGTCAAGTGTGAATGCGGATGCAATGGCTACACCAACTTTATTTAACGCCCCTTCGAAGCGGCTAACAGAACCGGCTGCTCGGTCGAAATTAGAACCCATCTTATCGAGGCGATCATTTACTTTTCTCTGAGCCTCAATAAGCTCGGCTACATCCATCTGAACCTGATAAACAATATTCCCAACTTGTTCGTTGCTGGCCATGCATTTCTCCGGGCATAAAAAAACCCGCCGAAGCGGGTTGCGTTATTTACAGGCCTTTTGCCCTATATAATACGCTATCGAGTTATCGACAATAGGAGCCATATTTTTGTCTGGAACTGAAGATTCCATCCCTTCAAGGGTATCTCCAGACCCAAGATACTTAACCGTCCAGGCTGAGCAGTCATATTGACGCTTTGAATAGGAAACGCCTGACGATCCCTCTCTCTTCGTGGTGATGGTTGCCATGCTGCCATTTAGGCCTTGTTCAAGAATCGTGTAATTGGCTTTAGGATCGGTTGGTATGGAAATCTGTGTTGCTGCCGAAACGCCGAATGAGGTAAGCATTATCAATGCCACTACTGCCCTTTTCATATCACTATCTCCATTGGTAAAAGTGGAAACATCCTACCCAGGAATAGCACAGGCGCAACGGCAACTGCTGATTTATTGATCTCAATCGAATGGCGACGAAAAAACCCGCAGTTAAGCGGGTTCGAATTACTCTCGGTATAAACTGGGTTGTTAGGCCACGTCAGCACCATGGATCAGGTGGCGTAGCGCTTTCACACCCTCAGCGTTGTAGCGGAACGCCTCAACCTGCTTGCTGGAGTGGGCTGACTTGTCCAGGAAGAACTTGCCGTGCAGCTCCGTTTTGAGGTTGTTGGCATTGGCAGTGCGCCCGATCTTCTGAGCAGACACGCCAAGCATCTCGCCAACTTCGCCAGCGGTATGGTAATGCTCTTCGAGAACCGGAAGCGGAATTGCGTCATAGCCGATCAGAGGATTAATCAGTGAGGCAGCCAGTGTCTGATGTGCCATTGGGTCGAGGCGAGGCAGCAGAGACATAATCTCACGGGCGCTGGCGATGTTCTTTTCCAACGCCTGTGCTTTTAGCTGGTCAGCTTTTGCCAGGCGGTACTCGGTGATTCCCGATTGGCTTTTAGGCATGGCCGGGATCGCCTGCATGTCTTCCAGCTTATCGACCAGAGAACGGCGAACTGCTTTCGACTCACGTGCGGCCACGCGAAGAGCCTGCTTAATGGACATCCCGATTACTTCGGTAGGTCGGCCTCCGGCCTTGCCTGAAGGTTTTACGAAAGTTTCGTAAAACTCCCCTTCAAGCTCATCCTTGATGCGGTCGATGAAGTCGTTATTGCGCACGACTTTCTCACCGCACTCCTTGCGAGCATTATTGACCATCTCCAGCAGATACTGGCTATCAATGGTTTTCTCGACGAGATGTGCATTACTTGTTAAACTTAATTTCGTCATTGGTTGTGTTCCCTATTGACGTTTTCATGGATAGCCGGCAGCTGCGAACTGTCGGCTTTTCTATTTGCGTCTCCGCAAAATTCATCAGTACTGCAATCCGCTGTACCCCGAAGCACGCTCCAGTGCACCACGTATCCCGTAAACAATTGACCCTGCATCTTTGATGCGGTCTTCCAGCTTGGTCGCCAGTGGTGATCCCATCTTCTTAAGCCCAGGGTAAAGCTCTTCACGCCACACCTGGCGGATAACCTCCATATGCATTACTGCTACGTTGGCATTGTGGACATACATCTGGAAGTCGAACTTTGCCGGTACGTTACCGGACGCTACCTCACGATCCAGAACATCCAGCACCCAGCGGCGAAAATCTTTGGCCGTTGGTGTAGAGGCAAACATCGCCACTAAATGAGCCCCGCGCAGAGAAAAAACACGGACAGGGATATCAACAACGCCGGTCTTTCTAACGACACTCATTTTGAGGGTCGTTGACATTTTTTCAGTAAATTCATCGTGATATCGGCTATAAATCTGAGTAACGGCATCAGATTTTTTATACCCGAGCGCCGCCGCCAGTTCAGAAGAAGTGAGCCATGTTTCTCCTGAGTGTGTTACTGGGTGGAATGCTGTCTGCTGGAAAGTTAATTCGTTGTTATGTACACTGTTCATGTCGATATTTCCTTCTCGGGATTTGTTCGATAAGAGGCCCAGGGTGTTAGCGCACTTCTGGGCTTCAACGTTTTTATTGGATGACAACATCGCCCTTCTCCTCGAGCTTAATCAGTAACTCCATGCGATATGCAATCTCTGCCTGAATAGAGCGGTGGCAGCGTTTAGCTGACTCACGAATATGAGAGTCTACCTTCTCAACAAAACGAACTTGGCGCGGCTTGATAGTGGAAATGTTTTCAGACATTATGAACTCCTCTTGTTTTCTCTACATAAAAACTCATATGAACTTGTAGAGATATTAATATGAATTATTCATATGTCAACATCTCTTTAATGGTGAAATTGTGAACTTTGACGCCCAGTTTAATGAGAGGGTTTCTACCCTAAGGAAATCTCTAGGCCTCACTCAAACGGAACTTGCCAAGCAAGTTGGCATCGTTCAGCGCCAAATTGCTGCTTATGAAGGCGGAGAGTCAAAGCCACGGGACCCTGTTTTGCTGAGGCTTGCATCAGCATTAGGAACAACTCCGGGGTGGCTTGCTTCTGGAGATGGGCAAGAACCCAATCTTAGAAATTTCATCCCGTACACTTCAGTTCGACAGATTCCGCTCGTAACAATGGGCCCGTTCGCTGATAGGCTTGATGAAGTTTTAAAATCTGCCACCGCATTTCACCCCTGCGGTGTAGCGGTTAGCGATAGTGCTTTCGCCCTTAAAATTGTTGGTGAGTCTATGAGGGGTTCTGGAGGATTCAGCTTCCCTCCTGGGTGTATTGTTACTTTCGATCCCGATGTTGAACCACAACAAGGCAGCTTTGTTTTATATGGTTATGAAGATGAAATGACCTTTAAGCAGTACTTCACAGATCTCTTCCAGGTCACGCTTAAGGCTTTGAATAATAACTTTGGCGACCTTGTAATTAATAAAGGTGAAGGCTCTGTTTTAGCTACTGCGGTTTATGCTGAGGTGGATCTCATACAAAGCCAGACGATACTACATGGCGTTTATCAACAAGTGCTGCAGAAAGCTGATTACCCAAGCCCAAGCAAGATGTCAGAGAACAATAAAAAAAAATAATCTCATGATACAAATTTGTATCACCAGTTAGCCCACCTGAGTGGGCTACTTCTGCGCCGCCCGTCGTGCCGCCTGCTTAGCCAGGTAATCATCAGCAATTGCATCATACTCATCCCGCGTGAAGCCCTTCTGATCGGGGTATTTCGCGGCGAGTAGCAGCTGAAATTTCGTCATAGTCAGGCTGGCGGCTTCCGCCTCACTCATACCAAAGTGGGCCTGCGCGGCCACGATATAATCTATCGCCCGAAATTCGTTAGTTGCCTCGTTCGTTTCGTTGCGCTGCAGCTGGCGAACCTTCGCTTTACCGGCGATGCCATGCCGCATCAACTCCCTGGCGAAGATGATGATCAAATCCCTAGACATCAAGCCAGGCTGGTAAACGATTCGACCATCATCATCTGCCCACTCGCCAATTAAATCCGCGAGATCATCATCACTGCACGCCTGTAGCACCAGCATCGACGCAAAGAGCAGATTGTCGTTCGCAGCGTTGAGAGATGGTGTCATCCAATCGGGTATTGCCTTCAGCGCGGTGGTGCATGAGGTTAAAAGTTGCTGCACCTGACTCCCGTGAATTTGGGCATAAATCGCCACGATCTCATCTGGCTTGCCAAGGCTGGCCATTGCCTTGAACGATGGGCGCAGCAGATAGTCTCTCCCACCTTCGCGGCTATCGCTGACAGGGATTTCGCCAATGTCGATTAGTGCAGTCATGGTATTTCCAAGGTAACGAACATTATCAAGGGCAGCCGCAGCCACCCTTTGGAATGGCCGTTAGCTGACGGTGAGGGTGTTAGGCGTTGAGGTGATTGTGTTGCCGTTGTAGTCGGTCACTTTCACCTGACGCACGCCGTTATCTGCTGTGGTTGCGTTATCGAAGTCGATGGCGGTGGTACTGGTAGATAATCCGGTATGGATGCCGTTTTTGTACCAGTCGTATTTGTAAGGGGCTACGCCACCGCTAACCTGCACACCGAGCTGGAAGTCATCACCCACGGCAGCCGTCTTGGTCGATGGCAGATCAGCCACAAACACCAGGGCACTAGCTGCGGAGTTGTCGATAACCTCGATGGTGCTCGCATCACCTACCTTGAACTCAGTGGAGAACGTGACAATGTCGTTAGTACCGCCATCAGAACTCAGTGCCGTTACTACCATGTAGCCGATAAACGTTACCGGACCGTATGGCATGCGAACCCAAATACCAGGCTGACGACGGGCCGCCAATTCTGCAGCAAAGTTAGTGATGAACTTGCCAATACCGTACTGATCCAACTTATCCTTTTTGCGCACCTCACCTTCAAAACTGATGGTGAAGTCGCTATTGGTAATGATGGATTCGACGTAGCCGCCGCCGTCATCCGCATCAGAGGTCACCGCGTTTGGGTTGAAGTCGAAGCCTTTGGACGTGCCGGCAGCCAGCGCCTTCCAGTCAGCCTCAAGCGGCTTAACATCTGCGCAACCATCGGCGACTTCCAGCACGACAGCGCCGCCGAATAGACGCTCATTAGAGCTAGGGCAATTAGCCATGTGAAACTTCCTCTTTGACTTAAAAAGAAAACCCGCCGGAGCGGGTCTATTTGGTTTTAATGGCTATTCGCCATAGGTGCATGCGAACTGGAGCCTGAAGGTCATTCGCCCTTCTTCGGTGAGCACTGGCGCCGGGATAGCGCCCATGTTCTGGATATAGCCGACGCACTCATCAGCCATAGGGTTGGCCTGGACATAATCTACGATGCGTTGCACGGCATTAACGGCTTCTCCGCGTTTATCCTTCGCAGCAATGACATCCACCAGGACGTAATACTCAGAGCCAAGGTCATTTCGTACGTCGGTACCACCGTTTGGCCTGAAAACCATTACCGCTTGCGTCAGATCCTCCGGGTCGTCGTACATCAACTTCTGCACTGTAAACCCGGCAGTAAGGCCTGCATCACCGAACATGTTACGCACCCGCTCATGCATCATCGGGGTCATAGCGACATCTCCTTGGCGATAACAGCGTCGATTTGCCTGCGGGTATCTTCGAATCCTTTCGTGAGGAATTCTTTCCGGGCGGTGGCTCGTCGGAAGGTCTGAGGCACATTCGGATCGTGCACATACAACGCGTAATTGGCGGAGTAGCCCACACGGCCAGTCACGCGATTGCCGTTCACAGTTATGTCGCGAAACTGACTGTTGAGCAGCGTGGACGTATCTATGGGTGTATAGAGTGCAGCCTGGGATCCCCCGATAATCAGCGCAGACTGCATGGCCCTAATGGTTTTGCGACCCTGAATATCGCCAACAAGAGCATTGAGGTTTTTCCGCGCCTGGCTGATGCCCTTCACTTTGATACCCATGATCAGACTCCCGTCAGGATGGCGTAATCGTCCGCCACCCGCTCGAACGTGTCGGCGTAGCGGATAACCTGCCGCACCTCGTCAGCGCCAGCTGCAACCGGGTCAGCTTCGGTAGACTCGCCAATCAGCAGGTAATCACCAGCGTCAGCCAGTGCGTACTCAGTCCAAACGGTGTTCTTCACGATGATTTCAGCGCCCAGGTTGCCAATGCGCTTTGACAGTCCGCCCTCATAATCGACCATGATGATGACCGGTGAGGCGTAGCCGTTTATAGGATCGCCGTTCTCGTCCCTGCCGCCAGCACCTTTGCGCCAGATGGTAGCCTTGGCGGTGTAGGACCAGTTTGCAGCTGATGACATCAATCTTCCCTCCAGCGCAGCACTACCGCGCCGGTAGCGCGGACCCGTGGGCAGTTAATGAACCACTCACCGTCCGATTTAACGTAGCCGGTGGTCTCCCGCCCGGTGTCGGTCAGCACCCAGACTCGGGTTAATGAGCGCGGCAGCCGGACGGTTACAGGTATCCAGGTCATCACTTCTCACCGCACATGCAGCCGCCCTTCCCGATCCAGATGCCAGCGAACGCAGGCGCTGCTGTAGGGTCGGCAGGAATGAGGGCAGTAGCGCAGCCGTACTTATCAAGACCACGCAGAAGGTTTAACGACCCCTTCCAGCGATCTGAGAATGACTGATAGCGGAATGATTCTGATGCCCCACTCGGAGCCGTGTGGCTGGACACGTACTTGTCACCCTGCCCCAGCGCCATCATGCCCAGCAGGTAAGACTGAATTAGCAGCGCGGTAGCCGGTGAGTAATGCGCATCAAGGCATTCCTGAATGCTGTTGGCCTGCTCTACGAGCGCCTCTAAGATGAAATCAGGCAGCGTGATACCGACTGACTTCAGATATTCCTTGGCCTGTTCTGTGGTGATCATGCGAGCCTCTGACAGCCCTCCGCAGAGGGCATAAAAAAACCGCCTTAGCGGCGGCTGTTATTCAGCGGGGAAGAGCTTTTCGAGCTCGCCTTCCGGCAGCAACTCAGACAGCTTTTCAGCCCCCAGATTGCCTTTGAACTCAATGCCCAGCTCAGTAAGGCGTTCCTGGATAACCTCTTTACGAGATTTTTGACCGGTACCGCCTTCTGGTGTCGCTGGAGTTAACTGGCCGCCAGCTTCACCCTGCATCAGCCGGACGTTGGATTTCAGCGCCGGGTGAAGCTCTTTCAGCTCCACCACATCACCGCGCTTAACACCGCTCCACGGGCGAATCACTTCGTATTTAGCCATGATGACCCCTTATGCCAGAACAGCGCCGTAGACAACGCCAGAGAGTCCCTGATCGTCTGCGGTGATTTGCAGGCCTTCAGCCGACATGATCTGGAAGTTGTAGTTTACGTTTGGCAGTGGACGAGGCAGTGGAACTACGCCGACAGCCATGCCTACCAGTGGAGAAATCACATCGCGACGACGTACGTACGCAATGAACTCGTTACCGGTTAAGGCATAGGTCATGCGGATCTCTTTCACCGGAGCGAATGGCAGGACAGCATTCAGAACGTTACCGCTCACCACACCATTAACCACATACGGCTGCGCCATGTTCGCCCAGATTTCAGGGGAAACCCACATCACATCGTACTGAACCACTTTGTTATTGCGAGCCATGGTGCCGAATGCGCCCTTGCCAAAGAAGGCAAAGAGTTCGGTCATGGTCGCGGTGGTCAGATCGATGTTGGCACCACCCGCTCCGGAACCCAGATTGATTTTCTGAGTGTTACGGTGGTTTTTGATGCCCTGAGCCGGGTAAGACTGCACCTGAATGTGAGAATCACCGTTCAGATAGTAGTTAACGCGCTTCTGGTTGAACTTGCGCATCTTCGCCATCTGCGAATCCAGCACCAGATCAATGCCTACAGAGTTAAGCCCAGCGGCGTGACGCCAGTTGACGCCATAACCCGCGGTGAATACCGGGATCGGGTCGCCGTCGGTGCCGTAGTCGGTGTGGTCGAACGAGAACGGCGCCTGACCGTCGATGCTAACTGACACGTCATCAGCGATATCGCCAATCACGTTGTACAGCTTGGCTGTTTTGCCTACCGGGAGAACGGTCTGAACACCAATCAGGTCGTTCACGATCTCCATGCCGATTTCCTGGTCACGCAACTGCAGCACCTGACGGTCAATCTCAGCCCAGAAATCACGGGTGAAACCACCTACTGCGTTACAGGCCAGCATATCAGCAGTCATGTCTGCGCGATTGGCAGCAATAACGGCGTCGTGCTGACGGTTCCACATGTTGCGGTTGGCCCACAGCTCATTCCAGTGGCCGCCGAGGCGGGAGTTTGCCGCCAGAGTGTCTTTAGAGAAATACATGTGCGTTGTTCCTTTTGTTAAGCGCTAGCGGCGGCGACGGTGCCAACGCGCATACGCACGCGAATATAATCGGTAGTGCTGGCCGCAATGGTGTATTCATCCTGGCTGTAACCGATCACAGAATCAGTGTCGGATGTTGCCAGGGTAAACTGACCCGCAGTGCCCAGCTTGATTGGGCTGTCTTTCTTGTACGCACCAGGCAGGCAGCGCAAGGCCAGTTCACGACCCTCTTCGACATAATTGCCGACAGCAGAATCACCTGAGGGGATTGCTTCGGTAATAGTCAGTCCCTGGTGGTAGCCGACATCGATGATGTACAGGCGCCCGGTCAGCGCCGTTGCCTGAGCAAACTTACCGGATGAGTTAATGGTTGCGGCGGTGCCAGGAAGCAGTGCGGCGGCCGTAATACGGGTTTCGGTCTTGTACAGAGACTGACCGTCGATATTAACGCGACGATAACGTGCCATTATTCCGGCTCCTTATTTGAAGTGTTCTTCTGCGGCAGGTGCGCCGGTTTCTTTGTGCTGCTGTGCGTTGTTGGTGCCCAGCGGTGCAGCTTCGCCCAGCGACTTAAACATCGCGTCCAGAGCATCGCCTGATAGCGCGTTGGCAACGACATCACCGTGTTTAGCCGCTACCGCTTCACGCTTTTCCTTCTCTTCTGCGCGTGAGTTGGCAGTCAGGGTTTCGGCGAGTTGCTGCTGATTGGCCTGCAGAGCATCAACCTTTTCTGCAAGAGGCTTAATAGCCGCTTCGGTATTGGTCGCAACAGCCTGGCCGATCATGCTGCCAATTTGTTCCAGTTCTTCTTTGGTTAAAGGCATGTCGCCCTCCGTTTCGTGGTTTGGTGCAGGCTGTTCCTGCGGTGTGAAAAGTGATTTGAATTTGTTAGCGACAACAGTCACCCATGACTCCTGCCGTGCCACTGCCGTGCCGGTATCGTCGAAGGTGATCGCACCTCCTTCCGACTTGTAACCAAACACCTCTGCGTTTCCGCCGTTACGGATGATCACAGCCTGAGAGTCAGTGAAGTCAGCCACCCAGGCGTATTCATCTGGCCCGGACGCAAACTTAGCTTTGGCTGCCCGGTCGAGGCGCTGCTCACGCTCTCGGTAGGATTCACCCACCAATGCGCCTGAATTGGCCCTCAGCGGCTGCGCGAGGTCTGCGTTGACCATCAGGCCTACTCCCTGCTCCGGCGTCGCAGCGCCCACTTCATGCAGCAGAATGGCGTCATGGTCCATGCTGTGGATCTTCGCTACCCATCCGGCACCCGTGGCTCGCTGCTGCTCGTTAGGCTCAAGCTGGTCGAGGAACGCTGCGACGCTGGTATGAATCGGTGGAACGTCATCACCACGCTCGATAGCTGCAACGCGCTCCAGTAGCTCGCGACCACCTTCCGACTCTTCCGCCCGGGCAACATCCACCCACTTCTCGACGTAGATACGATTGCCGGACTTCTTAACGTTGCGGTTCCAGGCGCCTACGTAGCCGACGTTCAAGCCCTCTGGTGAGAAAGCAGATACGAATTCACCGTTAACCTGCGGGTGACCAAGTGGCGCCAGTGTGCCTTCCAGACCCTGATAGTGGGCGTCGATTTCCTCCGCCGTGTACAGACCGCCGTTCATTACTACGTTTGCTGGCAGCGTGTAGCTCGGAAGCACCAGATGCTCACGGCCATTATGCGTTTCACGCCGGATAGACTGGCTGTTCACCTTCGTGGTGATGTTTACCTGCATAGGCATAGCTATTTCTCCGCCCAGGCGTAACCGCGCGCCTGCATCGTTTTGTATTCCTGTTTGAGTTTGGTGATGGTGTCCGGGTACTCCGGCTTTCCTTCGTCGTCGACCAGCACCGACTGCTGACTGCATTTGCAGTTGATGGAGTTACCATCCTTGCTGTACCAGTCCCTCACCTCTTCGTTGGTGTAGAGATGAGCATGGCGCACGGCGTGTGTATGGCGGGTAGTCGGCGACAGTGCGGAGATATGAACCAGTAGCGTTTTCAGCCCGTAAAGGTCGTTGGCCTCCTGGTCTTCATCCCACTTCGCCCGGCGTAGCGCCGTAGTCAATTCAGTGCGAGCTATCCGGTTTGCCCGACGCTTCTCAATACCGGTCTGCTCGGTAAGGTTCCTGGATATCTCCAGCGGGTTGAGACCGCGCCCGACGCCATCAGTAAGCACTCGCGCCATATCGCGCTTCACCTCAGCGCTGAGTCCTTTCATCTCCTCAAATACGCGAGCGTGAACCAGCGCCATTCGTTGCTGATACGGGTCACTTGCGAGGATAGAGGCGAGAGATTCACGTCCGGCGGCATAAGCCGGTGATTGCTGGCTGAGGTTGTAAAACGACTGGCCGGTACCTTTCTCTGATGCCAGATCGATGTACTCGTAAAACCACAGGTCGTACTCGTTGCCCTCCATCAGCACCTGATCCACCAGGTAACTGGCATCGTTAAGGATGATGGTGAGCAGCGTTGGGTTTAACTGGTATTCGTATCTGGCGTTTACTGCGAGGGATGCGGGTATTTTGTCGAGTGCTGATTTGTACGCTTTGCCAATCTTATTCATCCGCCTGGCGAAGTCTTTCATTGCCCGGCGCTCCAGCCCATCGGCTCCGGTCGGATCCTCGTAGTTACGCGGCAGAATCGGTGGCTTCGTCTTCTTCGTCGCCATCCTCTTCTCCTAACGGCTTTTCTTCGCCATTGTCGTAGCCTGCCGCGGTACGAATCTCCTCGCGGCTGAATGCCGGGTCATCACCGCCACCCAGCATGGTCTGGTTAATCTCGCCCATAGTTTTGGCGTTGTTCAGCTTTTCTGCGCCGGTCTGTTCGTTCAGGTCATCCCAGATAACAGCCTTCTGACTGACTGAGTCGACGATCTGGAGGTCAATAAGCTTGTCGCAGAAGTCCTCTATCTCGAAAGCGAGGTCTACGCGGCGCGACTGGCAGCGGGAATTCATGTACTTCTGGTCTTCGGTACTGGACCGTTCGGCCTGCTGATTGCCAACCAGAATTCGTGTAGGGATGTCCACTCCAGCTGCGGCGGTCTGGAGGTTAACGTTATAGGTCGCTGACGGATCAGCCACAGCAGTGACCAGCGGTGTGACTGTGGCCCCCTGGGTCGTCATCAGGACATCGTTGCCACGGTTCATTTCCCCGGCAACTTCGTTAAACTTATCCTGCAGCTCGTCAATGCTCACGCCATAAAGCGAAGCGAGATTATTGAAGTCGATTTCCTTCTCAAAGTTGACATTAAGCTGCCGCGCGGCGTTCTTCAGGAATGACTCGCCAGACCCGCCCTCCACCTTCTCCAGACTCACAAAGGCGTTATAAGCTGGCTCAAGGAACCCAATGGCATCATCTGAGTAATCACCCAGAATAAACACGCGATCAGGGTGGATGTTAACCCTGCGGTTTGAGCCGTTCGGCAGCCGCTCAGTGTATTGCCACATCTTCGGCTGGCCGTATGTCTTCGAGTTCAGCCCCGTATCCCACTCACCCACAGTCAGCGAACCAGCCCAGGCTACAGAAACCTTTTGCAGCCCTCGGCCCTTGGTAACTGGTAGATTCCAGTCTTTATCATCACGAATGTGCAGCAGGATGCCAGCATAACGGCCAACAAGGCGACGGCGGTCTGCATCCGCAAACGAGCGCCACAGTCTGGAGGTGAAGACCTGTTTAGACTTCTTCTCCCAGTCCGTTTCATCTTCGCTCTCGTCGGCGTCGTCACCCTCGATTATTTCCGGGTTAGTCTGCCAGCATTTACCAATCAGCTTCTCCACCGCGCCGTGAGCTATGCCGCCGCGGCGGTATAGAGCATAGAGATTGTCGTAACTAATTTGCTCAGGGAAGCCATACTCGCACCATGCGGAATGGCGCTTATTGTCCAGCCCTATCGTCGGCGCCATCAGCCCAATACGGGCGCGAGCCATCCGCGCATCGTTCAGCGCATGGTTGACGGCGAGAGTTAATTTGTCATTCATGGATTGTCCGGTGGTGGATTTATGGCAATAAAAAAGGCCACCGAAGTGGCCTTAACTTATTGGTAGCTTTTCAGCTTTATCGTATCGCCCTTAAATTGCTTCTGAAGAGCCTCTAACAGAGCTGACTCAGTCTTCCCATTAGCAAGAACATCGCTTAGTTTGACTTGATTGCCAACCGTTGAGCCCTTCGAGATGCGCTGGAAAATAACGTTTTTAAAATGATGCTGCATAACTATCTCCTTGTAAGTACATCATTAATAAATAACGTCAATTCTTGGTGAATCTTTAATATTTAACGCAACCTTTTTGGAATCATCATTCCGGCCATCTGACCTTTGCGCTTAATGTGTCCATCAAGGCTGTAGCGAATGCCGTCCCAGCAGTGCTCATCACCATCGGCGAGCTTCGGCAATACCTCCCCGGTGACGCGGTCCGTTTTGTATGACCACATGCGGGCCTCACGCGCTACATTCTTGCAGCGCGGATGGATAATGATTTCGTCGAATCCACGAAGATGCGCTATCCCGTCCTCAACACTCCCCTGCCACTTCTCAGCAGCTGAGATATTGAATCCCTGCCGCTTGAGATAGCTGATTGTCTCAGGCCGCGCTGAGTCGGCTTTAATGGGCCAATCACGCGAGCCGGGAATTGTGTCGTATAGCTCAGGCATGTGGTCAAGTTCTGTCTGCTGACCGTATGCCTCGTACTCGATGTACAGCCGGTTATGCAGGATGAAAGAGCGCACCAGAGTGTTAGGGTCTTTGGCGAAACCAAAGTCAGCACCAAAGAACAGGCGTTCAGCCTCTTTCCAGAGATTGTCTGAGAACTCTGCGATCCGGTATTTGCCAGCCAGCACCTGCTTATCGGAGTTTTCTAGGTAAGCGCCTTCCCACACCCATGCGTATGTCGCCGGGTCGAGGCGTCGCTGATCGTTCTGTCGCTCACCTTCCAGCACGTCAGGGAACCACGGGTTATCCGTGTAGTTCATTTCAACGGTGATGCAGTCGTCGCCTGCCTCTTTGCGGAAACGCTTGTCCGTGGCGCTACCGTCGCGCTCCGGGTTCCACGTCACCCAAATCTCTGAACCTTCCTCACGAACGGTCGGGCTCAACTTCTGCCAGGCTATTTCGCTGACAGATTCAGCCTCATCGACCCAACAGAGCAAGATTCTCGCCTTGGACTTGATACTGTCTAAGTTGTGCCGCAACCCGGCAAATACATACGTCACCGTCTTGTCGATCGTGCGGATGTACTTTTCGCCGATCTCGAAGTTAGAAGCCAACCATGGTACAGACAGAATGGCCTGCTTAACCTCCTGCATGCTCGACTCTTCCAGCGAGTTCATGAACTCGCGCGCGCACAGGATCACCCCGCTCTCACCGTTCATCATCGCCTGGTACGCTTTCACCGCTGTCATAAGCGCGAATGTACGTGTCTTTGCACTTCCGCGTCCGCCGTGTGAGCAGCGATAACGCTTACCAGTGGCAATGAATAGCGCCGCCAGTTTGGCTGGGATCGGAAGTTGAACGGACTCACTCATGATTTCGGCTCAACAGGCAGCAGATGAATCGTTGTAGGCTTCGTCGCCATGCTGCCATCAGATGATTTATGGTCAATTTCCTGGCTGACTTTGTCGCCGTACTTCTTCGGGTTCATTCGAGCTATCGCCCATTTGCGAGTATCGATACGCAGGCGGGCTTTGGCTACTTCTGCCGCCTCTGCTGGCACATCATCCGCAATATCGAACATCTCTTCGAAAATAGCGTCGGCGCGCGTCTCAGTGGCTTTCGCGTATTGGTCGCGAAACTCTTCGTGCTGAGCCAGCCAGCGGAACACTGTTGCCTTATTAGGCATGCCGGGGCGATCGCAAACTTTGCGCAGACTTTCCCCATCGGCAAGCAGTGAACAGATGTCAGCAGCCACCTCTGGTAAATAATCAGAAGGGCGGCCAGTTTTAGCTTTGGTCGCCTTGCTCATTCGTTACTCCGTTCTTTCCTGTGCTTGGCTCTTTGCCTTCAGGTAATCGAAGGTCATGTCGAGAAGAAGGATCCGTAGCGCGTCCTCTTCTGAGACACGCGGGCTAAGCTCACTCACCCTTCGCTGCAGTTCCTTAAGCACTTCTTGAGAGCGTGCGACGTGTTCCTTCATATCAAGGGTTATCTTGATTTGGTGAATGTCAGCCATAAAGCCTCTTTATCCCGTACAGGGCATATTTCATATTTATACGCTACAGCCATTACGATGAGTCTTCCCATTGTGATGGCAATAAAAAACCGCCCGGAGGCGGTTATGTTTAAGAAAGTCTATCGCGATGCTCTTGAAGGAAATTCTTGATGTCTGCTTCAAATGTGGGCTTCCCTCCCATTTGGGAGTTAGCTCCGGGAATTCCAATATTGTGCTTCTGATGATACGCAGTAAGTGTAATGTCAAATTCTTCAACTTGGCTCAGCAAGTTAGGGGTTGTTACCCCTCGCTGCTGATCAATGGTCACTTTTACTCGGTAGGTATCACTGTCAATTTCAATCACATCATATCGAATGAGGTGGCTATCTGTTTTGCTGTTGATGTAGTAGGTCTTCACGTCGTAGATCATTATTTTATCCATTATTACATGTGTGAACCTACATCATGGTGACACTTTTTCCATTATCAAGCCCACCCGGAGATGAGCTTTGGAATGGCCCTAATTGAGCTTGTGAGCGCTTTTTATCTCCATCACAACCTCACGCTGCATCTTCCTGATTTCATCGCGGTGACGGTGCTCCTGCTTCCAGTAAATCCAGAAGAAGAGCCATGTCATTAGCAGCGCAGCAATGCATCCGCCGGAGATGATGTTGTAGATCGAGTACACACTCATTTAGCGGCTTCCGTATCGCAGTTGGCTTTCCACGTTTTGTTGTGGGTCAGGATAGCCCGCTTAGTGCGCTCATCCATTGACAGGATGTCGGCCTCAGTAACGCGGATCTGCTTCACCCAGCTGCATGCGGTATCGACTACGACTGTGTTATTTGTTGAGCCAGTCTCTGCGCAGCTCGTCATCAACATTGTTGCCAGGCATGCGAGTAACGGTTTCCTGAACATCTGAAGCCTCTTTGCTTGTTTGAGTCTGGCGTTTGGTTGCGGCAGTGGCCTGTTCGATTTTGGCTTTCGTTTCTCTCTCGGTGGCGGCCTGTTCAGCTTTGCCCTTACCTTTTGAGTGCCCGATGCCAAATGCTCCGGCGGCGATAGCCACTACAGCGAAGAATCCGGCGATCAGCATTTCGATAATGCTCATGGTTTCTCTCCTGGATTCATCCCGGCGTCGATTTGTTGCTCCTTGATATCTTTATCGCCTGACAGCTTTTTGGCACCAAGATAGCCTGCTGTGCAGAAACCGAAATACAAGCCAAATACGACCTCAGACAAAGTTCCCTGATAGGCCTGCCATGCAACCACGCAGCTGCTGACCAGGAATCCGAGTGCAGCTTGTGTGCGGCTGAGTGAGATATTCCCGGACATCCCGCGAAGCATGTTGAGAGCATCCATCAGATGAGGCCTTTGTAGATGTCATAGCTACCGGATCGCATCACCTCAGCATGGCGCTGAGCGCGCTCTGGTGTTTGCTTAGCCCACAGGCTGTTGAGCATTCCGCGTGAAGCGCCGTCGAAGTTTCCTTCGGAGATCATAGCGAGAGTGTTTTTGAAACCAGCGAGGCCGGGAACGCCCATTTGGTATGCCATGCTAATCAGCACATCCCGGCGGGCATCATTGCAACTCTTCAGTGCGCTGATGATTGCCGGTCGCAGCTGCATCTCGGTGATAGTGTTCTCGACAAACACCTCTTTCCACACGTCGCCAACACGGCGCGGTACGGTGAAGGTGTAATTGGATAGCGCTGCGCCTTTGGGTCCGATTTTTATGCCGCCGGCAACAGTGGGGTACCCAAGAGTGTCGCGGTATGGCTTCTCTCGATAGCCTTCCTCAAAGTTGAGGATGGGGATAATCTGGCTCACTTCTTCTCCTCCTCAACCAGTGGCTTTACTTTGTCGGCCGTCTTTTCTGCAGTTCGCTCCGGGATGGAGTCGAGTTTTGATTTCATCTCGCTTACCTGTACCGCAAGCGACTCAACCTTCTTGTCCCTTTCGTCAGCAATATCGCGGTACTCAGCGCGGATTTTGCTGTTGGAGTAAGTGAAGGCGATCGTCATTACGCTGCACATGGCACAGAACAGAAGAAACATGGCGCCTATCATGAGACGCCCTTTGTGGCTCTCAATAAACGCTTTAACTTTCATGGCGATCTTCCTCCAGTTTCGCGAGCATTGAGCTCACCTGGCCCCGGAACTGTTCATCGCCTCCGGACTGGGTCATTGCTATCAGTATGCGAAGCGAGCTTTTGATGATGCGTATGTCACTTTCGAGATGAGAAATACGCTGTAGATCCTTTTCTCTTCGCTCTCTCAATTCGTTGTTCTCTTGACGCAGCTCGTCGTTTGCGGCCTTGAGAAGAACAACCTGCTCTTTGTAATGCGTGATTACCTCGCCGCCTGCCCTGTTATTAGTGACGGCTGAAGCAATGACCGCGCTTAATGGCTTCCAGAAAAGCGCGATCGCACCACCACCAAATAACACGGCAGCAATGCTTGTGATTAGGCTGTTCTCCATTGGGTATTCCCAGCTGCGCATTGAAAAATAAAAGAGCGCCGTACATCTGGAGATGGGGGTTTCCAGCGGCGCTTAAATCGCCCGTAGGCGTTTATGAGGGAATGGCAATATTGGCTCTTTGGCCTAAAAGTCCCAGGTAGCGGGTTTGGTGTGTGGCGGCCGGCACTGAACTCCGACATAAGGGCACGTTCGCGAAAGGTTTGCCCAATTTTAACGTTGCGCATCAGCCTGCGCATTCGCCACAACGGGAAGCCACCTCTCCCGAATTACTGAGTGTCGAGCCTCAGCAGGGCATGAAAGATGGCTTTCCGTTGAGCAAATAAAAAGCCCAAGGCGTTAACCTCGGGCTTGAATTCTTAGATACCGCCAGTGCATACAACATTGGCACAATATCAGATTTACATGAAATATATGCGTTTCAGTTCGGTTTTGCAAGACTTTGTTCGTAATTTGCTGCCTTTTGTTGTGAACGTGATCGCGTTACAGATATCAAAGCGCCGCTATCGAGCCGCGTAAAGCCTCTACGCATTTCCAGCCAATGCGGGAGATAGGTTTCCGTCCAGGTGGATTTAGCCACGCCTACCAGCTCGGCCAACGCCTGATATTCGTAAGTATCGCGCCCGGCCAATTCCGCTTTAACATCCTGCGCCGCAAGCCAGATAAGCTTCTGTAGACGTTCCATCGTCTTGCCGGCCACTTTTTTGGTGCCCAGCATCTCCCGGAACTCTGCCCATGCCCATTGGGTAATCGTAACCTGGTTCTCCCAGCGGGTGTTTTCGCTGTAGTTCCAGAGCAGCCATGCCTTCTGGTGCTCCTCGAGAGACAGGACCGCCCGCCGCCACGATGCCGTGGAGTATTCAACCGGCTGAACCAGTGGGATGTGCGACCCCTTGGCGCGCGATTGCTTGCCGGGGATCGGCGGGTTATCCAGCGTTATCATCTTCCCGGTCACATCATCCTTCACGCGCGGCTTCTTCCGCTTAAACGTACCTGTATCGAATTGAGCATTCTCCAGCCAGGCCATCAGTTGGTCTTTTGTCGCTCCGCTCAGATCTGCCGTTGCAACGATGAGCTGCTCACGCACGTACTGCAAATACTGGACATTCATCATGCGGCATCCTTCTGTTTCAGTTCTTTGAGTTTTGCGCGGTAATGCGCCGCCAGAGCGTCAAGCTCCTCTCTCGTCCACTTCTTCGCTTCGTGTGGTCCCATCAGGCGATCAAATGCTGCCTGCCCTATCTTCTTGATGAGACGTGGGCGGTATTCTCCGATGTTCCCGGATAGGTATGAGTTGCAGGATTCGCACTGGATATGGCAGTTGGTTTCGTCATAGCGGGTTTCTGGCGATGCTCCGACGGTGCGGAAGTGACCGGCGTTCATCTTGGCGCCTGAGTTGCGATCGCAACTGATGCATGGCTGTCCTGCATCACGCTGGCGGATGTATGCGTTAAACGCCTTCTGAGCGCGCTCATGATCTTTGCTGAGTGGCTGCAAGGCTCGCTTACGGATCTTCAGCTCACGGCGTTCCTGCTGCGCCTCCTGCTTGCGTTTGCGCTCTGCATCCAGTTTCTTTTTGGCGATCAGCAACTGGCTGTATTCGTAGCCGTGCTCAGGACAGCACCACCAGACGTTATCGAAGGTGGCTGTGAATTTGTTTTTGCAGATTTTGCAGGTGCGACGGGATGGCTTACGCATGGGCACCTCCGCGACGGAATGCCCACTCCATAGCCTGGCGAGACTCGTCACCCCAGCGGACATTGCGCTCGGCACCGAAGGCGTGGATCAGCTCAATGAGGTCGCGCATCTGGCCGACGGTCATTTTGCTGGTCGACTGGCCCAGAACCACGAATCCGTCACCGGAAAGGTTAGGCACCACATCCTGCTTGATCAGCGCCGCAGTGAAGATGTGCTTCCACTCCTCCGAAGAGAGCTTGCGGCCATGCCATTCAACCTGGCTGCTGATATCACTCAGGCAGCACCACAGCTTCGCATTCTGGTCCAGGCTGCGGGTCATCTCTTTTATCTCGATGACTACTGGGCGCTTCTCGTCGAGATGCAGTTGGTTAATCGCCGTGATGACATTGGCTCGGATGTTGGAATTGCGGAGGAAGAATTGCTGTTTCATACGGCCTCCTTGTCGGAAACCGCAGAATGCAGAAAGCCCCAGACACGTTTTTGCGCCTGCGACTGATGATGTTTACTCTTTGTTTGATGCATGGCCTAGAAGTCCCCTCCCAGGCGCGAGGTCACCAGAGTTGTTCAGGCTCTGGTGAAGTAATTATGGCGGGGTGAGTTTGTAAAATCAACGCGAGAAAAAGCCCTCCGGAGAGGGCTATATTACTTCTGGCTATTCACATTGGATGGCTTCTCTGAATGCCTCACCTGCATTGTGGGCTCGGTATCCAAGCCTGAAATACAACTCCCAATCGTGCATGACATATCGGCATTCTTACCGCCGCATATAAGCTCGATTGCTGCCATAAATTTCTGACGTTCAGTCACGGCTTCACCTCCTGCTGCGGTGCTGCTGGCAGCGGCATCCAGTGGGTGATTTCTCTTCCCTGCTTTGGTACGTTCGGGAACTCATCAGGGTAAAACCCCCCACCATCAAATTCAGCGCAAAATACTATCCCACCCTCCTGACAGACCAGCACCGCGTCGCTATTTTCCGGCATCCGCTCGCTGCACGGAATCCACTCCTGCACATGTTCGGCACCCTGGAGCATGGCGGCGCGGCAGGCGTCATCTACCATCGCTTCTACGTTTTCGAGAAGCACGTAACTGTATTGCTGTCCGCTAATCCATTCTTTGCGACGAGGTAATGCGCGCGGGTCAGCAACAATGGATCGCAGACGCTCCAGAGCATCAGGCACTACCGCCACTGGCGGGGAAGCGTATAGTGGTTGATACAACCCCAACAAGCTTGCCTCTTCGGAGAAGACCCATCCCGGCTTAGGAACGCCATTAATATCAGTGGTGCGATAACGCCACGCCACAGGCTCAGACGTCAGCGCTGCCAGCGTGATTTCAGCCAGGCGCAGGCGTATAGCTGTTTGCTGGGACGGAATTAGCTCATCACGCTCGCGCCAGAAATCAACTTCTTCACGCGCCTGATTGATCAACTGCTCTTTGGTGAATATCATGGGTTAGTCCTCGCTCTCATCATCTTGCTTAACCGCCACTTGGTTATTCACGGCACCACACTCCTGGCATTCGGTGTGGTCCAGATTCGACCATGGCCCCATCCAGATCACCTGGCCACCACAAGTTGCACAATGCATATCAGCCCTCCCCGTTGATGCGGCCAGCTGTGCGCGCGTAAACAATCACGCCGTCCTCTGGGCGTTTTCTCGGGAGATAAATTCCCGGACGAGGCCACAATGCTATGAATCTCGATTCGCTTCCTTCAAGGCGATGAAAGGCTTTCTCGCTCATCACGCCAACTGGGCGCAGGGCCGACTTTTCAGACTCCAGCTCAGCGATCCGCTTGTCTTTGGCTTCCAGCTCATCCAGCAGAGCCAGCACGGTGTCGGGGTTGGCAGCCTGAACAAACTCACGGTTTGCCTTCGCATCTGGACCTTCAAAATGCGAGATGATGAAATTACCGTTGGCTTGGTCGTTACTGCTGCAGATCGCTTCCCAACCCTCGCCGGACTCTTTAATCCATTCGCCTGCACTGGCTGAGCGAGCCTTACTCCGCAGTTCATGTTTGTTGGTCATTGGGCTGCTCCTTGCTTCTGCTTGTTGTATACGGCCCAGCTCAGTGCATCTAGCTTGTCACGGCCTGACTTGTCGTACATGTGAATGCCGTCTTTGCAGGCGTGTTCCTGCTTTACCTGCTCTTCAAGTTGATTGAGCTGCTCGTATGACAGGGTGGCGAGCTTTAGGCGATTCCAGCCGAAATTACGGATTCTGCTCATGCTGCTGCTCTCCCGCCCCGCACTGATGCCAGGCACTGATTGAATAGATTGTTAAGAGGGTTGGTATCGCGTGGTCCGCGCGCGGACATAGTGCCTTTGGCTTTCTTTTCGACTGCGACCGTATCCCCGATGTAGTACCGATAGAACTTGTCGCTACCGTCACGCCGGAACGTCTTGCTTGCAGTGAGGCGGCACAGTGTCGAGGCCACAGAACTCTTGTTCTGGCCGGTGCCACGGATTACCTCTCCCATCGTGCAACCAGGGTGATCTGAGATGTACTGCGTGATGATTTCTACCTGACCTTTGCTCATGCCGCTTCTCCGCTAAATTCGATCACGTCTTCTGCTGTGATATTCAGTTCTCGCATCTCACGCCCTAACGCCTTCTCCATCCGGTCAACACAGCCACGTATGCGGGTCATCTGCACTTCCGGGAACTGGCTACGAGACATTTCGATCAGCGTGTTGTAGAGGTTGCGATTCTTCGCCTGGCGAGCCTTCACTTTCGCGCAGGCCCGTAGTGATTCGCCAATCTTGCGACCGTCAGCCCGGGCGGCGGCGCGGCATAACTCCAGAGTCAGGAGAGCGTCCGGGAACTCTGCGTATTGTGAATTCATGATGAGTTGCATTGCGGTATTCATACGTCCGCCCCCCTTTGATGGCGACCGGTTGATGGTTTGCTGGTTGATATGCGGCGAACTTCGTCCTGATCGCACGGCATGAAGTGACCGTTAACGAATTTCTGGTAAACGGTGCCGAGCGTTCCGAAGCGGTTTTTGGTCACGATGACCTCCGCATATGGCGCCGCCGGGGAATGTTCGTCGTACACAGCTTCGCGGTAGAGCATGATGATGCTGTCAGCGTCCTGCTCAATGCTGCCGGAGTCGCGCAGGTCGGCGTTGGTCGGGCGCTTATTTGGGCGCTTCTCAACGTCACGAGATAGCTGGCTCAGGGAGATGACCGGGCACTTTAAATCCTTCGCCATCGCTTTCAGACTGCCGGAGATATGTGCGATCGCCAGGTCGTTACGGTCGGCTTTCGGCTTGGAAATCAGGCCGAGGTAATCCACCAAGATAAGCGACAGCTGCGGATACTCCTGCTTATGGCGCTCTGCAATGCTACGGATCTCTTCGACGGTCAGCTTCGACGCATCGACCATCCACACATCCAAGTCTTTCAGGTGGCAGATAGCGTTGAATACTCGCGCCCACCCTTCATCGCCCATGTTTGCAGGGTTACGCAGAACGCTGACGGACATGTTTTCACGACCGGCAATGCTTCGTTCGGCAATCTGCAGGTTGCTCATCTCCATGCTGAAAATCAGCACACCACGTAGGGTGTCAGATCCTGGCATTTTGCGACTTGCCACACCTTCGGCAATCTTCAGCGCCAGCTCTGTCTTACCCATTCCAGGGCGAGCAGCGATAATCACCAGGTCTTCGGCGTTCATGCCGCCAGTTATAGCGTCCAGCTCGTCGATCCCGGTCTTGAGGGTGTCGGACTCATCACCGTTTTTCAGCCGTTTCTCCAGCGTGTCGGTGTAATCGTCCAGCACGTCACCAAGCCGTACCGGGGTAACCTCAGTTTTCGGCTTCCTGATGACGCTCAGGCGGCGCATCAGCTCATCCATGGCTTCGGCTGCGTTATCCAGCGTTCCGTTGCTTACATCGCCGCGTAGCTCGTCCATTGCCTGGAGGAACAGGCGGCGCTGATGCTGATCGCTAAGCATCCCGGCATAGCCTCGCAGGTTTGCCGCGCTTGGGCATGCCCTGGCAGTTTCCATGATGTCAGCGAAGTGGGCGTCACCGCACTCCTCAGCAACAATCAGGGCGTCAATCAGGTTACGGTTCCGTGCCTGCTTGCGGATAACCTCAAAGGCTTTCCGGTAGACCGGGATAGTGAACGCGTCCGCGTCCATCCGGGCGAGAACGTCACTTGCCGCCGGGGTCAGGCCGCCGAGAAGTAACCCGCCGATCACGCTTGCTTCGATATCCTGTCTCATAGGGTTCCCTCCCGGATCGCTACCAGCACTTTCGGGCGCAGCAGGTAATCAAAATTAGCCACCCAGTCACGGTCGTTGTCGCCGAAGTGGAATGGTCTTGCAGCTGCCATGAACGCTTTAACGTAGGCGCGGAAGCCTTCGATATTTTTGGTAGCGAGAGAGTTAACCAGCTTGCGGATTTTTCGCTGGCGCTCTTCGTTGGCTTCGACAGCATGAGGCAGACGCTCACCAACGATCTCGTTGTAGGCTGAGAGATACTGGTCATAGTCGAATCTGACTGTTTTTCGCTTTTCAGGTTTAACCAGTTCGCGGTCATCGCCAGATGACTGTGTGTTTTCTTTCTTTTCTTTCTTTTGAATAGTTTCTTTTGTGTTTAGCTGAGTTGGCTTATACCCATTAGCTAAGTTGGCTAATGTTTTGTTAGCTGGTTTAGCTAATGATTCGCTAACTTGGCTAACCTCGAAATTCCAGTCAGAAATTACCTTGTTTACCCCTATCAACTGACCATTAGTTACGATGATGTTCATGCCGATCATCTCGTTCTTGGCCTTGCATACGTGGGTGTGATGTATACCGGTCATCATCGCGATCTGGGTATTCGTGATGCGGTCGAACTTTTTACCGAACCCGTAGGTTTTGCGAATTACCGCCAGAACAACCTTCAGCTGGCGAGCCGTTAAATCGGCAGCCATAACCGCTTCCAGCAGCTCGTTAGCGATGCGGGTATACCCATCATCGAGATCTGCCACCTGACGCTCCACGGCCGATTCAGACGGCCTGTAGTCCGCTAACTTAACGACGCCCATGCTTCACCCCTGACTTAGCCATTGCGATGCGGATAACCCCAACCAGGCGCTCTGCGAATGCCTGATTCTTGGAAGCTGCGACGACAAGACCGTCTGGTGAATCTGGATGGCGCCGTTCCTCTTTTTCCTGGTACTTCTTGCGAGCTTTTGTCATAATTACTCCCGTTACCCGACGTAACACAGTGTTGAGAAGGCTCTTGAAGTTACCGCTTCAGGAGCTTTTTCTTTTTTGGCAGTACCCATCACATAACTCCCAGCATTGACGTGACCATCGTCATCAGCGGCCCTACCTGCTCGGGCATCAGCCTGAACAGTGACGCTATACCCTCGCTCACCTCTTTCAGCTTCTGATGCTCAGGTGCGTCAAGGATGATTGCCTGCTTAGCCTCAGCGACTTCCTTCTCGGCTATCGCCAGGCGGGAGAGTTTGCAGTCGATCCTTACCAGCTTTCCTCGAAACTCCAGTGGCAGAACGGCCAGAATTGCCGGTGCCAGCTGACGCACGTTTTCGTCGGCGTATTCGGTATCGCCATCAATCCAGCGGAATATCTTCTGCATCTGGCGGTGGGAGTCGGTCGGGATGTTCAGAGTGGTGCCACCGGTAGAGCGCCACTCTTCGGCGATCAGTGCGGCTACATATTCACGGTTTCGATAAGCAGCAGCCCATGCGCGAACTGCGGTACGGATACCAGCGATATCAGGTTGTGGTTTTTCAGCTTCACGGCGATTCTGGTAAATCATCGTGGGTGGAGAAATAGTGTTATGATTTTGATAAGTAAGTGTTTGCATGATATTTCCTTGAATTTGAAATAAAGACAGATAGGCCATGCGCCAGACACGCAAAGCCGGTTTGAATTTTTATTAGGGTTAGCTTTTCAGCTACGTAGGCCGGGCGGCCGTTGTGTTGGTGCTGACTTATGCAGCGTTTTTCTTAGTGCTTGGGAAAGGGCGAACTTCTTCTGCCTCAACATTCCCATCAGGAAGAACGGTAACGAAAATGTTTCTTCCGGCGCGGATAGCTTTGCTAATAGCGCACTGGATAACTCCAAAATCACTGGCAGTTTTCGCCTGTCCATGGATTTTGGCGTAATCCGCAAGTGTCATACGGTTCATGGTTACACTCCGGTTAGTTGCCATGAGAGAAGAATACTACAGGTATTTATAAACATCAATATGGCAGGTATTTTTAAAATGAATAGCGCTAGTATTACAATGCCTGTCATGGAGACAAAAAAATCCCTGACGACAGAACAGCTTGATGACGCCAAGCGGCTGAAGGCTTTGTATGAGTCGAAAAAGAAAGAACTGGGCGTCACGCAATACACCATCGCTGATGAGCTGGGTATTACCCAGGGCGCGGTTGGGCACTATTTAAATGGCCGGAACGCGCTGAATGTGGATGTAGCATCCGGTTTCGCCAGATTGCTTCAGGTATCGATCTCCGATTTCAGCAAGTCGATCGCTGCAAAGGTTGCCGAGCAGGCGGAGAGCCTTAAAGGTGAATCTAATGTAAGATATATCGGAGAACATAAGCCAGGTAGGAGATACCCAGTGCTAAGCAGCGTACAGGCGGGATGTTGGCGTGAAGCATGTGAGCCATATACGTTAAAAGATATCGATTTGTGGCTTGAGTCAGACGCCCATATTCAGGGGGATGCCTTCTGGTTAAAGGTGGAAGGCGATTCAATGACGGCCCCAGTAGGGATCAGTATTCCAGAAGGCACGTTCGTGCTTTTTGATACGGGCAGGGAACCAATCAATGGTAACCTCGTTGTCGCCAAGCTGTCCGACTCCAATGAAGCTACCTTTAAGAAGTTGATAATTGATGGTAGTCAGCACTACCTAAAGGGGTTAAACCCGGCGTGGCCGCTGATCCCGGTCAACGGTAACTGCAAGATCATCGGTGTGGCAATCGAAACCAAGCTGCGCCTGGTATAGTCGCAACCACCACCTTCTGAGCCTGACTGCCAAGTCGGGCTTTTTTATTTGCATCACACATCAAATCTCACCGCAAAAATAAATACCTAGAATATTCATTCGGTTAAAGGTTTTTGGCTGAAAATGAATACTTTGGGTATTTACATATTAAAATACCTACCGTATTCTTTATCCAATCAGCAGGACGCACTACTCACCAGGGCGGTGAACCTACAACGATTCAGTGATGAATCTACGCGGCTGAAAAGCCGAACTAACCAAAGTGAACTTTGGGGTGTGGCAAGTGAAAGGGTTAATCGTGAAGAAACCCTCCTCATGCGGCTGGTAACCGCCCACACCACCAAAGTTCATCAGGAGGTCACTATGACACGCAGAACAGCATTCAATGGATCCGCAGGAGGTCGTCGTCGTGAGCGTCGTGCAGCCGTACAGAGCGCAGTAGCAGTAAGCGCCGAGAATATGCACCGCCCTACTCTGAGTCGTGCGCAGGTTCAGGCCAAGGGCCAGCACCACACGCCAGCCAGCATTGAAGAAGCAGCACCGATCAAGTTCATCGCACAGGATGCAGTCTGGCAGCGCCAGGAATACAAGCGCCAGCTGGAACGCGCAGCCATCGTCTACAGCAATGAGTTTGGCAATAAGCCGCTGGAGAGCGGTATGTGCCTCCCGGATGTTGCGATTTACGCTGCCGGCCATCGCAAAAGCAAATCTATTACCGCTCGCTGAGGTGGCCCATGAAGAACAGCATCAAGTGCCCGGTATGCGGTCGTGACTTCGACCCGAGAACGCCGGTATGCCACATCAGCAGATATCACCAGGCCGCTAAGAATTGCGAGCTGGAGAAGATACGCGATGCACGTCGGCAGCATTTCAACCAGGCAGCGAGCGGATCCAGATGATGGATAGCCTAACCGTCGGTCAGTTCATGGCGCTTTGCTTATGGGTGTACGTCTTATTTTTCTTCAAATAGTCGGCGGGCCGAGTGGCCTGCGGTAAACAAACAGAGAGGTGGGTATGGAAGACGAAATTGAAGAGTTTGATGAGCATCCACAGGATGACATGAGTCAGTACCAGGACTACCCATACGAGTACGACTATTAACTCTGATATCACCAAATAGACCCGCTCCGGCGGGTTTTTTATTACCTCATAACCAGCTAAAGGAGGCTGTTTGAACCTAACCAAACCGATGATTGAGTGCCTAAAAGAAATCGAGCATTACCGTGATTATCCATCCTACTGGAAGCCAAAAACGCGCATTAAGTTAGAGGCGCTCGGGCTGGTTGAAGACAGAAATAAAGACACTCGATATGCGCCAGCTTCGTACCAACTAACGCAGGCAGGAAAAGATTATCTAGCGTCAATCAAGGCCGCCTAACAAGCGGCTTTTTTATTACCTCATACCCTGGTTCATTTACGAGTGAGCCACGTTATGAGAGCGGCTATCCACCGCAGAAAGCATCAACTGCAAGCGCCCCAGGCGCGAGGTCTTTAAACGTTCAGCGGCCCGGCTTAAGGGCGGAGATGATTATGAGCACTGGAATCGGAAAGCACGAATTTAGTACCAACCATCGGGATATTTACCACCCGGATCTGGCTATCTGCCCTTATTGCGGCTTCGACAGCTGCGAGGCTGACCACTGCGATGTGGGTATCGGAATGATTCAGTGCGGACCCTATTACTGTCCTCAATGTCGAGCTTCTGAGATTAGCAGCCTGGATAATCGCAAGCTGACTCCGCGTGAGGAAGAGACCGGATGGTTCCAGCCAGGCAGCCCGGTTAGCGATGTCGCCAACACGGTTAATGGACGGTTGGTTAACCACCGAGAGGCCAAGCAAGCGTATGACATTGGCCTGCTCGATGTGAAGAAATCAGACCGGGATTCTGTCACTCACAAAGGCAAGCAGTACACAGTCACAGAATTAAACGATAACGAGTGGCGTCTGGTATCAGTCGACAAGCCGCGCGAATCCGTGACCCTGAACTGTCAGCAGATGGAGTTGGCCGGGTTACTTGAGCAGGTGGAGAAACAATCATGATCGGACACTACGGCACCACCCCCATCATTCGCCAGTGTGTTCAGCCTGGCATGATGGCTCTGCGTGAAGGCCGCACCTACCGCGTGTCAGCGGTTATCCATGAACGCAAGTGGGTGTACCTGCACACCGACGCCGAAATCATCCGGGTTAACGATCGCGTTATCGATGTTCTGCTCGACGGCACCGGCCATCCAATTCAGCACTGAGGAAATGATGATGCAAGGATTTAGAGGAACCCCCGGGTATTGGTACGTAGATGACGATCACCCAGAGCGTGCTTGCCTGGACATAAAAAGTGAGACACATGGTGATGTGTACACGACCGTATATTTAATCACCGATAAATCAGAGTACGATGCGCAGCTAATCTCCGCCGCACCGGAACTGCTTGAAGCACTGCAAGAAATGGTCGGCTCTCTGGGAGCCATGGTTACCGACGCGGATAGTTGCTCGGAAATTATCAAGGCTCGCTCAGCAATCGCAAAAGCCCTCGGCAAGTAATCCCCCACCCCATTTCACATCTGGCAGCCAATCGGTGCCGGGTGGCGCACGAACTAATTTCAGGAGTAACCATGAAACAACCCTATCAGCAACCACGGATGCCGAGAACGCGTCCGGCAATGGTGGCAAACCATCACGCCTGGCTGGTACAGGCTAGAGAGTCCCGCCTGCTGGGATGGAAGCGTGAGGCAGCCTACGCACTTCGCAGCGCCTCAATTGAGCGCGTCTGTATCCAACTTGAGGAGCGTGCAGCATGAGAGCCATGGAACGCTGGGATGACGATGCTTTCGTCAGGCTGATGCGTGACGTGATCCCCGAATCGCCAGTTGAAGATGACGAGCCGGTAAACCTCGCAGCAGAACGCCAGAATCCGGCGATCAGCTGGGCTGAATTTGCAGGAGATTTCACATGAGCATTCAGTTTTACGAACGACTGGCAGCAATTCAGGAGCATCTGAACGCGCCAAAGAATCAGTACAACTCCTTCGGCAAATACAAGTACCGCAGCTGTGAGGACATTCTCGAGGGTGTGAAGCCGTTACTTAAGGGGCTTTTCCTGTCAATTAGCGACGAAATTGTGCTCATCGGTGACCGATATTACGTCAAGGCAACCGCGACTATCACGGACGGCGAAAATAGCCACTCAGCAAGCGCTATGGCTAGAGAGGAGGAAAACAAAAAGGGAATGGATGCAGCTCAGGTAACAGGGGCGACAAGCTCATACGCTCGCAAATATTGCCTTAATGGGCTGTTCGGCATTGACGACGCTAAGGATGCTGACACCGATGAGCATAAAAATCAGCAATCAACTCAGCAACAGAGTAAATCAGCAAAACCATCCCCCACTCCAGAGCAGGTTTTGAAAGCCTTCACCGATGCAGCTACGCAAAAGAATACGGTAGATGAGCTAAAAGTTGCCTTCGGCAAGGCATGGAAAATGCTCGAAGGTACCCCAGAGCAGCATAAGGCTCAGGACGTTTACAACATTCGTAAAGATGAGCTTGAAGGAGCCACAGCATAATGCCAATCAATAGCATCGTAGTAAGCGGGAATCTCGGCAAGGATGCCGTATTAAGAGTCACTCCAAATGGCAAACACATCACGACCTTCTCTATCCCGGCCAAGTCAGGGTTTGGTGATAACGAAAAGACCTCATGGCTGCAGTGCAAAATGTTCGGGGCGATGGCTGAAAAGCTAACCGGATATTTACACAAAGGCTCAAAGGTCACCGTGGTCGGAGAGTTCGTTATTGAGAAATGGACTAAGGACTCTGGCGAAGAAGTGCAAACCCCAACCATTCTGGTAAGAGATATCGATCTTCCTCCGAAGTCCGGTGAGGCTCGCCAGCAGGAACCGACACAGGATTACGATCCGGAGATCCCTTTCTGATTTAACCACCACCTATTCCACCCTATTTCACCTCACGGAGGCGGGTTAACCATACCCGCGATTCGCTATGCAACGCACATCCGGCAGACGCCACCACTCGAAAGAGACGCTGATCCGACTGCTCAGCGCCGATGAACGCAACTTCATCGCTACCTACTGGAGCGGTGTTTGCCCGGCTGACGGGTGCTTCACCGCAGGGATTAACCTGGTCACTCACGAACCGTATTACGCAGGCTGGGGTGGATCGCTGGAAGAGAAAAGCCAGTTCATCAGCGCTGCCGAACTGGAGATGGTGAAGGAGATGTGCGACGCGACTCCTTGGGGCAAGGAATTTGGCGGGAAGTGCCTGGGTGGGACGGAGTATCGACTTAAACCTGAAATGAGGGTGACGCAATGAAACACGCTCACGACGACATAGTAGTTCACGGACTTCGCCTGGCATTCATTGTCGGGCCTAACGGCTGGCTGATGCCATGGGGTGATGTCATCTGCAACCCACTCAAGGCGCAGAGACTTGCCGAAGAGTATCTCAACAGGCAGGAGGCGGCATGACCGATTACACCGGAAGCCATACTCCAGCGGATCAGCGCGATTTATGGAGAACACCACCGGCCCTGTTTGCTGCGCTGGATGCTGAGTTTTTCTTCCAGCTTGATGCGGCCGCGGCTCCGTACAACGCGCTATGCCGCAAGTTCATCACCGCCGAGCAGAACACGCTGGAAACTCCGTGGGCTGATTACCTCACCATCCCCGGATATGCCTGGCTCAACCCGCCCTACAGCGACATCACGCCATTCGTGAAGAAAGCCGCTGCTGAGAGCAAGAACCAGATCGGCACCGTCATGCTGGTTCCGGCAGATACGTCCGTCGGCTGGTTCCGGGAAGCTATCGAGACAGCCAGCGAAGTAAGATTCATCACTGCCGGTCGGCTGGCATTCATCAACCCGGTAACAGGGAAGCCAGTCAGCGGCAATAACAAAGGGTCGATGCTTATCATCTGGCGCCCATTCCCGCGTACACACTGCCACTTCGCAACTGTGGAACGAGATGAGCTGATGACTTTCGGGGCGAAACTTCTCGCCCGGCGGGAGGCGGCATGACGAAATGGAAAGCAACGGCTTATGAACTGCCACCAGAAGGTCAGTTGGTGGAAACGATAAGTTCAGGTGGTGAGCAGGTGCAACTTAAGAGACGCGGCGCTCTATGGTTCGTTAAGTCTGGCGACATGTATGTCTACTACACGCCAGTTTACTGGAAGCCAATCACAGGCGGCCCAGCATGACAGAACAAATCACCCGGGAGCTTATCGCTCCTTTTTTATTGCTGGCTTTTGCCGTCAGCCGGATTAACCGACAGTTCAGGGAGCACTGACCATGAGCAAGTATAAGGAACTCGATCGCCTCATCCTCAATAAGATTGGCGGTCACCCTACCCCGTTCAACAAAATCTATGTTCGCGACGTTCGTGACGAGTCGGTTCGAATCGCGGAAGAAGATGGGAAATTATACCCGTTCCGATTTGTTGACCGTCGCCTCCAGGCGCTACGTAAGCTCGGCGTAATCCGCAACGTAACTGGCAAGGGATGGGTGAGGTCATGACTGAAATCATCGATCAGGCAAGCGCTCTCGAAGAGATGATGCGCGAACATGCAATACAGGCTCACAGGATTAACCGTGATGCGGTATCTGCTACTCACTGTAGCCAGTGTGATGATGAGTTGCCGGAGGCTCGCCGGAAAGCGTATGCGGGATGCACGATGTGCGTGGATTGCCAGGGTGAGATGGAATTCAAGCGAAAACAGACAGGATTATAATGGATTAGAGGATATAATTCAGAATTCATGCCGCACATCCTCGAAGCGCCTTGAAAGCGATGAAGCTCATTTACTTTTAAGTTCTTTATATTGAGCATGTACAATGTGGAAATAAGTTTACATAAGGAGAATAACGAATTAAAAAGGGATGGGGCATTAAAAACATCTTCATTCAAAATATTAATAGGAGTGAAATCATTGAGTTGGCATCATGAAGATTTTATCGACCTTTTCTCTGCAATTGGAGGTGTGGTATCTGCTGGAGCCGCAGCCTATGCAGCCATACAAAGCCGAAAAAGTGCTAATGACTCTTTTAAACAACAAAAAGAATTACTTAGGTTTGAAAGGGAAATGCATCTTCATGACCTTTTGAAATCTGAAGCATTAAAAGCTAATGAAAGCGTAAAAAACACTCGGGGCCAAGACTGGACATTCCTACAAGTTGCTAATGCAACCTATGCTATTGATTCAGCTAAACAGATAATAAAAAGCAAGAGCATTTCTTACACTGAAGAAGAGATAGAAGAATTGAAAACGTTTTTTCTTGATCAACTTTGTTATGAGATAACCTCTGAAATGAACGAAGCACATAATATGCCAGACGGTTTTTTGGATTCTCACAAAGGGTTTCGTGAGTCAAGATCGGTCATTACCTTGTGGCTAGACAACTTGAGATTTTTTAATTTTCTAAAAGATAGTCAACTATAGCCACATAAATCTTTTCTGTTAATGAAAAAATCACCGCCTTGTAAGGCGGTTTTTTTTGCCTGGAGAAAACCATGAGCGACATTATTCAGTTGGTACCAAACAAATGGGTTTCTGAGGAGCTGCTGATCGCCCTGACCGGCCTGACCAAAAACGCTATCAAGTCCGCGCGCGAGAAGTCCTGGCTTGAGGGGAGAGAATACCGGCACTACTCCGGCGACTGCCAGCCAAAGGATAACTCCCCTATCCTTTATAACCGCCACGAGGTGGATAACTGGGTAGAACGTCAGCGCCCGGCGATCCCCCGCCAGAAATCTGCTTAAATAGCCATACCTTTAACAGAGAGGAAAAGGCATGTCTAAATATCCAACCGGGGTCGAGAACCACGGCGGTACGTTGCGCCTGTGGTTTATCTATAAAGGGATAAGGGTCAGGGAAGGCCTTGGTGTTCCTGATACGCCAAAGAACAGGAAGGTTGCTGGCGAGCTTCGCACATCAATATGCTATGCGATCAAGACCGGCACCTTCATCTACTCGGCGCAGTTTCCTAATTCGAAAAATTTGCAGCGTTTCGGGGAGGCTAGGCAAGAGGTGACTATCGGTGAGTTATCCAGGAGGTGGCTTGCACTGAAGGAAATGGAGGTGGCTGAGTCATCACTCAACACTTACGGGCGAGTTATTGCTAACGTCATGGCTATCCTGGGGCCGGGCACCCTGCTCTCCTCAATAACCAAAGAGAGCATTCTGGAGATTCGAAAAGAATTGCTGACCGGTTATCAGGTCATGAAGAAGGGCCATAAAACTGCGAAGAAGGGTCGCTCATCGGTCACGGTGAACAACTACATGACCGTGTTGTTCGGTATTTTCCAGTTTGCAGTTGAAAATGGCTATATCTCAAGGTCACCGATGACTGGTGTCGCCCCTCTGCGAGAGTCCCGCCCCGATCCAGACCCCATCACAAGAGAAGAATTCCCTCGCCTGATTGACGCCTGCCACCATCAGCAGAGCAAAAATCTTTGGGCTATCGCCGTTTACACCGGATTGCGGCCGGGTGAACTGTGCGGACTGGCCTGGGAGGATGTGGACTTAAAGGCAGGGACTATCACTGTCAGAAGGAGCCTGACTCAGAAAGGGATATTCACGCTACCGAAAACTAATGCCGGTACTAACCGGGTTGTGCATCTGATCGGACCGGCTCATGAGGCATTCAAAAGCCAGTATGAAATGACGCGCCTCTCTCAGGAGCATACCGTTCCGGTGAAATTGAGGGAGTACGGAAAGAAAGAAATGAACAAGTGCACGTTTGTCTTCCTGCCATCACTTACAGCCAGGGCCGGGAATTACGGAAAGCACTTCTCTATTAACTCAATCGGGAACTCGTGGGATGCAGCGATGAAAAGAGCCGGCCTTCGCCACCGAAAATCTTACCAGTCGAGACACACCTACGCATGCTGGTCACTTTCTGCAGGAGCAAACCCGAACTTCATAGCTAACCAGATGGGCCATGCCGACGCTCAAATGGTATTTCAGGTTTACGGTAAGTGGATGGAGGAAAACAACCTGGACCAGATCGCAATGCTGAGTTCAAAATTAAGTGACTTTGCCCCAACGATGCCCCACAGTAACAGGCCTGCTGCATAATATCCTTAAATATCCTCTACATACCCCTCTTAGCGCTGAAAATCCATGAATTCTAACGCGGTGCCCAGCCACCCGGATACCGCGGCTTTGATCAGGTCAGATGTG